TCTCGAGAAGATGAAGGATACCGCGGCGGCCTATCTCGGCGAGCCGGTGACCAAGGCGGTTATCACGGTACCGGCCTACTTCAATGATGCTCAGCGGCAGGCGACCAAGGATGCAGCAGCCATTGCCGGTCTGGCTGTGCTGCGGATTATCAATGAGCCGACGGCGGCTGCCATTGCCTATGGTATGGATAAGGTCTCTGGGGGTGGTGAGAAGAATGTCATTATCTTCGATTGCGGTGGCGGTACCCACGATGTATCGCTGCTGACGATTGATAATGGTGTCTTCGAGGTCAAGGCAGTCGCCGGCAATGGTCACCTGGGTGGCGAGGATATTGATAATAAGCTGGTGGACCACTTTATGAAGGAGTTCCAGCGAAAGCACAAGAAGGACCTGACGGGCAATAATCGTGCTATTAAGCGTCTGAAGGCGGCGGCGGAGCGGGCGAAGCGGACTCTGTCCTCGTCGGCAACGGCTGCCGTTGAGCTCGATAGCCTGTTTGATGGTACCGATTTCTTCACCAATCTGACTCGGGCGCGCCTGGAGGAGATTTGCACGGATCTGTTCCGACAGACCATTGAGCCTGTCGAGAAGGTGCTTCGCGATGCCAAGATGGATAAGGGTGATATTCACGAGATTGTGTTGGTGGGCGGCACTACGCGGATTCCCAAAATTCAGGAGCTGCTGCGGGCGTTCTTCAATGGTAAGGAGCTCAATAGCGGTGTCAACCCCGATGAGTGTGTCGCTTATGGTGCGACGGTGCAGGCGGCCATTCTCAGCGGTCAGGGCAATGAGACCACCAAGGACCTGCTGCTCCTCGACGTGACCCCGCTGTCGCTCGGCATTGAGACGGCGGGTGGTGTGATGACCAAGATTATTGAGAGGAATACTACCATCCCGACCAAGCGTTCCCAGGTGTTCTCGACCTACGAGGATAATCAGCCGGGCGTCTCTATCCAGGTGTTTGAGGGCGAGCGGGCTCTGACGCGCGATAATAACAAGCTCGGCAACTTCGAGCTATCGGGTATTCCTCCGGCGCCACGGGGTGTGCCGCAGATTGAGGTATCCTTTGATATTGATGCCAATGGTATCCTGAATGTAACGGCTGTCGATAAGGCGACGGCCAAGAGCAACAAGATTGCTATTACCAATGATAAGGGGCGGCTATCGAAGGAGCAGATTGAGGAGATGGTCAAGGCGGGTGAGCGCTACAAGGATGATGACGAGAAGATGAAGAAGCGCATTGATGCTCGGAATGACCTGGAGAACTATCTCTATAATACACGCAACTCGGTGGCCAAGGCTGAGACTGACGCGGCGAAGGAGGTGAAGCCGGAGATTGACGAGCTGGTGAAGGAGGGCATCGATTGGCTAGAGGCACATGACTCAGTTGAGGCATCCGAGTATGAGGCGAAAAAGAAGGAGTTGCAGGAGAAGCTGATGCCCCTGACGTCGAAGATGTATGAGTCGCCGCCTGTCCCGGAGGGCAATGTGCCTCCGCCTGGTGCCGGCCCTGGGCCTGTCCCTCCACCTGATGCGGGGCCGACGCCAACCGGTGTTAACGACCTCGACTAAGGGAGTAAAACAGATAGCAAATCGTGAACACCGAATGCGTTTGGGGCCGTTTTCGTTGGCATCAATACATGCCAGTGAATTGGCACAATTACAACCTGTTGAGCAGCCGCTTTAATTGCTAGAAGGGTCTCTTCTGGATTCGGCTCTCCATCTATCATTATTTTTCCTGCGGGATACAACAGTATTTCACTATCGGATGTTGGCTGAATAACCAAATACTTAAACCGATTACGATACCAGCCTTCCTCTGATGCCGGTAACTCGACGGTTCGCACTATATTATAGCCGAACCAAGCATCGCGAAGTTGCTGAATATCGCCAAGGCGGTCGGCAATAACAATCGGCTGCTTCTCAAGTAAGAGGGATTCTTTGAAAAGGGGAAGAGATGTTTGCAAAATACTCACATCACGGGGATAACGGTAGTAGTAGGAAATATAGACTAAAATAATTGCCACAATCGCGGCCACAATTGCCATTTTTGTGGGAGTCATCATCGATTGCGGTTATGATATAAGTGTAAAATTATTTGATTGGAATGACCGCGAAATTTTTATGGTCTTGATAGTAGTGAAGGCCCTTAATGCCTACAGGTGGCTTTAGAACGCGGGTTACAGCCGCCGATTTGGCGGAACGAAAGCTGTATATGAACCAGTTTCAGGAAAGCACTGACCTTCTTTGGAAAAATTTTAACACTAACTGGGGATGGTTGGCACCGTTCTTGTTAGGCGTGGGGGCGGCCATCGCTGCTGCCTTTGCATTCGCTTGGGCAGCCGTTATTGCAATTTTTATGATGATTGTTGCCGTACTAATGCCTATCTGGGTTAAACTGGCCGCCTACATAGCCCTCTTTATTGTGATAATGATTGTGATGGGTGTTAGCTATGGTGGTTTTAACTTTTGGGGACGTGGAGGAGCGAAGGGGCAGGCGGCCCCCACTAGTCAGGAAACAGCCGGCCCAGATGACGATGAAAGCCGTTGGTTTAAATTTGACTATCGTATTAACCAACTATTTGCCCAAGCAAATCCTTATAGTAAAGAAACTGCAACGGTATTACGGGCTGTTGAGTCAAAGGGGCGTTGCGATGGTATTAATAAGGTTGAGGTACCTGGTGGAAAATGTCTCTCAACGGCGTTGCCGCCCCCCGCAGAATTTGCCTCAAAAGATGGTACCGTTTATGTTCCCTATAAGTTCTCGAATGATAAACAAACCTTTGTGCCCAACTGCGAAGGGGCTTACATCAAAAAGAATGGCGCTAACGTTCTCATTAATGTGCTCAAAAGTACAGGCGACGCCGCAGACAAAATGTCCTGTATTTTTAAGTGAGGGCGAAAATGGCCGCCGCAGATAAAATAAATTTATCGTGTCCTGCGGGGTGGACGGTCAAAAAGGGAGGCGGCTGTACTGACCGTGCGACCCCTGCGAAGGCGAGCTTTCCAATGGCGGAGGTTTGCGATGAGAAATGGGGTGACTGGTTCAGTGTACCGAATTATCATTTAGGCAATGGTTATATTGGTGCAGCAGATAGCAAGAAGTGTTATAAGCCTTGTGGCAAGTACTATTTTCCGAATTACAAAACCGACCCGCCGGCGAGTACTTTTGTAAAGGAGCTCGTTGATAAGTGTGTGAGTAAGAGTAATTGGAATCCGAGTGGCCTCGGGACTGGGGCCGGAAATTATGCGGGTACCCAGGATTTCTGTCCGCTGGCGGTTATTAAACAGATTTCGTCTACGCCGGAGACACTGCGAAAGGAGATGATTAATAGTATGAAAACCAAGGGGTGCTCAGAACAGACACCGGCTATTGCGCTTATGGAGAAGGGTGTGGACCAGGCGGCAAAAGACCTATCGAAGGCGATTCACAGTCGGTTAGAGAATGTGAATGACCGTAGTCGGTTGGTGGGTAATATGAAGGCGGCGTGCAATGGGCCGCTAATGAATACGCCTGAACGTGTCGCAGATGCCTACGAAACCTGCGCGCGGTTGGCCAATGATCCAGAGAAGTTTGTGGATGACTGGGAAGATAGTATTGCGGGAACGGAGGAGGATAAACAGAAACATTTGACTATTTTACGCCAAGCTTGCAATGTGGCCTTCTGTGGCAGCAGCTCTCCACTATCACTCAAAGCTCAGTTAGGTAGTGAGAAACCGGATTTGTGTTATGACAATATTTGGCGTATTAACACCACATTAACGACACAGCTGCCAGGCTCTGGTATGGACCCAGATGAGGAGGATGTGGGGAGTAATCCGAGTGCCGGTGGCGCCGCTATGTTACATGGGAGCGTTTATCTGACCCTATTAGTGCTATCATCACCGCTTCTTATTATACTACTCATGATTCTAATCTTCTTTGTTTGGCCGCTTATTGTTGGGACAATCTGTTCGGTTTATAATAATACTCTGGTGCGCCTCGTCTATAATATTCAGTGGTTCTGGCGAGGACGCGATTCCAAGTATATGGGTATTGGTTTCGATTATAGGAATAACCCGAGCTTATGGTTGTCTATATTAAATTGCTAAAGACAGGGTTCCGCTACAGGGTTCCGCCCCCGTACGGCGTCCACTGCGTGGAGCAGCTCCGCTGGGGATTTATGGGATTTATGGGATTTATGGGATTATTGGGATTATTGGGATTATTGGGATTATTGGGATTTATGCGGCTTGTCTATGGGTGCAATGTTTACCCGTGTTTGCAAGATAACAGGGGTGCATACATATCATTGCCTTAAAAATTGAATGAATATGGGTTACTTAAATCAAAACGTTTGTGTGTACAATATGAAGAATCTCAAACAATCTACCACCCTAACAGTCCCAACAATCCCAACAATCCCAACAGTCCCAAGCGGAGCTGCTCCACGCAGTGGACGCCTTACAGGGGCGGAACCCTGTGCCCCACGCAGTGGACGCCGTACGGGGGCGGAACCCTGTAGTGCAGGCGTCGATGAAGCCGGACGTGGTCCAATGTTTGGACCCGTTTATGCAGCAGCAGTCGTATTGCCAGATTCGTTTCCGCCTGACGATAAGATGTGGGAGATGATTAAAGATTCAAAGAGGTTAAGTGCCAAGAAACGCGAACTATTGGCACCTTATATAGAAAGTGTGGCCGTTTGTTGGGGTGTTGGCTCCGCCTCCGAGACTGAAATAGATACTGTGAATATTCTTCAGGCGACCTATTTGGCAATGCATCGGGCGCTCGGAATCGCTTATGCGAAGGCACCCTTCGACAGTATTCTTGTCGATGGCGTGGCATTCAAACCCTATTTGAATAATGCTCACGAAGACGGTTGGATTCCATTTAAGTGTGTGCCTGGGGGTGATAACAAACATCGACATATTGCAGCTGCAAGTATTCTGGCGAAAACCTACCATGACCGGGCAATTGATGCGATTATCGCTGCCAACCCGGATTTAGAAAAGTATGGGCTAAAAACGAATAAAGGCTATGGAACAAAAACACATATGGCTGCCTTAAAAGAGTTTGGGCCCTCCCGGTTTCATCGGCTCTCCTTTGCAGGGGCTGGCATACGCAACGCTGTTGAGGGCGATGAATTGTGAGAAAAAATGAACTTTGCTTAGTGATTTTTTGTTTACCAACGCAAATGAATCGTATTGTATTCCTCGGCTCTGCGACGTTTGATTTAACACGAATTCAGCGGCCTTCGAACGACCAAATCGTTACGTTAGAGAAGCAGGGGTGGACGTTGGCATTCGTTGACCCGATGTACCAAGAAAATGAAAATGCATTGGATGCCGATTTGCCTGCTCGCTTGGTATGGCCTATGCTCGGTGCTCGTTATTTTTCCCTAAACCCAGTTCATATTGATGCCACCCTGGTCATATACGACTGCACGGGTGCAAACACGCGCACCAGTTTATTGAACCACGGTCTCTTACATCCTCTTTCCATGATACATTACTATCCCATTGGTTGTTGTGGTACCTACGAATTTGTAAGCAAGTTTGAACCCAACCCAGAATATAGAGAACTATTTAGTATTAGTTATGATGTCTTACCACTGTGGAACGATGGGCGCATACTTAAATACGCCCCGAATCGCTTACTTGCGGCGAATGAGACACTCGAGTATAATACCGATATATGTAATCTGGTCGCCTATATTAAGGCACGCTTCTTCATACGTCCCACACCGGAATGGTGCCTTATGCGGGAGGGACAGTATCGAGTAAACTATGGCAACTTAGTGCGGGTTCTACGAGCTATAGGTGAACTTTATACGAGTACGTTCTTGCGACGCATTGACTATGATAACGGTGGTAAATGGTTGGATATCGTGCGCCGAGACTTTAACATACTTGTTTAGGTTCACGAAGACGTTCTATTCCAGGGCCATACGCCGTATTACTTATACTCAAGCTGGTTTTTTGCCAAAATAAGAGAATATAATCTGATACGCATGTGTCTGTCTCCTTATTAAAAACGGTTGCTAAAGCAGATACCTCGTCTTCATATATACGAAGTTCGAAGAGTTCTTTTTTTTTAGAAACGACTTTTGAGTGTGTTAAAGTGACTGTATCCGCTGTTAGTTCAACATCCGTTGGCACTGACCAAGTGACCCAATAGTCACTATTGTGATATCCTCCCCTATTACATTTTTTGTTTGCACTAATTGATGCAATTAAAAACCGCTCAGCGGGGGTACAGTATTTTACATTAATATTGAGAACTGCGTTATCATAATCCTCGACGATGCTCATTGCCCAGGAAATAGAATGCGCAATACACAATGCAACATCAAAAGCTGATTGCGGCATAATATGCAAGTACTATATGTATATACTTAAGTACTTAGCTCGTGATTGCATTGTATTTTTCCATAAGCAATTCAAACTTTCGGAGAGTAGTAAGGTTTGCGCTCTCGCTCGTTGACCATGTCTTTTTCCCTGTTTCAACGAGATTTGGATGGCGGTCGATAACGAACTTATCTCCTCGTGTCTCTGTTTTCGCTCTATAGTAACAGTATTTTGGGATGCTGCCTGGATCGACACAACAGCCAGGCGGCAGAGTACTAACCTTCTTTCGACCAGCAATCGTTCGCCTCTGAGGAACGAGTGGGGCTAGAGGAGCTGCAACAGGAACTGCTTCATCATGCTCATTTTCCTCAGGAACAGGAACAGTAGTGGTGGCACCATTTTCATAGTCGCTAATACACTTCACGATTTCCTCATATTCCTTTTTATTGTTCTCGCGAAGCTTGGCGAACCCTGTATCTGTTTCATTTAGAACAGCGAGATTCATTTCTGAAAGCCGAGCCATAATGTCTTGGTATTTCTCTATTACAGTGATTGCAGCTGACTTGCTACCACTCATCATGGCTTTATTCCGAATGTTTCGCTCTACTTCGGAAATGAGAAACGGATGCTTCTCAATAATAAACTTCTTTTCTGTTTTGTCCCACCGAACGTATCTCGGGAGTTCTTCGACACCCGCCGCGATTAGCTCAGCACATGGTTTCAGCTTGTCGGAGCGTGACTCTCGGTTCGAATTTTGCTCGGATGCGGACGCGATGCGCAAGTTTTTCGCACGGTTGTCTAGTTTGTAACCATTGATGTGGTCGATCGATAAGCGGGGGTCTTGCATATTATACTTGAGAAGGTGGCCGATTACGCGATGCATACTCTCACCATCACGGTTAAATAAATAACCTGTGCCGCTCACTGACCATACTCCTGAAATCGTTGTATTGTAGTCAAGTTCTTCGTCATAAACTGCTGGGCTAGGGAGGAGCCCCCAGTTGAGAACACATAACTGTTGCTCATCCTCATCTTTAATCGTGTACTTAACCTTCATCATGTCATTGTGGCCGCGCACATGCCCCAAATCTGTCTTCTCAAGAACGGTATACTTCATATTGCTGTATGAAATAGCAAAAAATACGAATTCAATTTTTCTGCAACTTGTAATTGAAGCTGTAGAATAATACGTAACAGACTATAACAGTCTCTAATTTGAATATGCCAATCCACCCATGCCACTCATGATGCGAAGTACATTGTAGTTAACGGCGTAGACGCGGGCCTTGGCAGTCTTGTTGGTGCCATCATAGAAGTCGGACTTGATGTTCAGGTTCAGCACGGCGGTATCGATACGCGACATGTTGATGGTGCCCGACGGCTGGTGCTCCTCCGGCTTCAGGCCGAACGAGTACACATTGATACCGTGGGAGTGGGGCGGCACCGAGGTGTGGTGCTGGAAGGGCTGCACCAGCGAGAAGTAGTCGCCGTTGCGCACGCTGAACCGGTCGTGACCATTCAGCTGGAGCAGGGCAGTCGACACCGGGTTCATTGCGAGGTTCGAGTTGGTAACGGCGGGCATCTCGTAGTTGAACCAGTCCTTGGCGGTGGCCTTGTCGTCGCGCTGCAGGGTCCACACAAGCTCCTTCACGGGGTGATTGAAGTTCAGCTTCAGCTTCTGGTTGGCACCAGAGAAGGACTCCTCACCAGTGAACTGCAGCTGCTCGATCAGGTACTCGTGCGACAGCTGGGCGAACCGGCGGCGCTCGTCGGTATCCAGGAAGATGTAATCCACCCACAGGGAGGTGTTACCGAGGACCGGGGTAGCAGTGCCCGCAGTCAGGCAGTCAGCAGCCGAGCGGAACTCGATGTTAATCTTCACCTCGTGGTACTGGAGGGCAATCAGGGGTAGGGCAACGCCCGGGTTGCGGCAGAACCAGAACTCCAGAGGAATGTACAGGGTGGTCGCGGTGGTCTCGAACACATCCTGACCAACGAGCTCGGCGTAACCGGCCTGGCGGGCAGTCGGCAGGGAGAGCTCGTTCCAGATGAACATCCAGTCACCGTAGTGCTTGTCGATCTGCTGGCCACCGATCTCGACGGTGATGTTCTTCAGCATCACCAGGCCGAGCCACTTGGCCCAAGTGTTGCCGGTCGGCAGGGCGGGGATGTCAGTCTGGAGGTACACCTTGTGGATCAGGTCACCATTGCGGGAGATGGTGCAAGTCACACGCTTGTTGAAGTCGGCGGAGCCGTTGAAGGTCTGCTCAATCGACTCAATAGAGAAGTTAGTGTACCGACGGTACACAACCTTGAAGAAGGTAATCTGGGGGTTACCGGTAAGATACACGTCCTGTGCGCCATAAGCAACGAGCTGAAGTAGTCCACCTCCCATATTAGTGATGTACTAATACCGGAGAAAAAAAATCGCCGGCAGGGCGAGCCGCCCAGGAGGCGCGTTCATGTCCGCTATATAAGGCATCGCTCAGTACCTTCCATATATGTTTAAAGAACGCACCAATAAAAAACGCAACCTTTTAACGGATACAAACCAGGATGATATGACATTGGATGCAAAACATCAGCAAATGCTCCAAACAATGGCAGATAAACGCCTCGAAAAAGAAGAATCGCAGGCTATTCTCGCCGAGTTATACACCAAGCGTGATGCGCTTAATGACGAAATCGCATTTATGTTGGCGGATGGTAAAACGGACACCATAGAGTGGGCAAATACCTGGACAATTATCCTTGATGTGAAAGACAGTATTCGGCTACTTGAACAAGAACTCGAAGAAGTTGATGGCGACGCCGCACAAGTGGAATACTATGCCGATACTGGTAACATTCTATTTCAATATTACGATTTATTAAAGAATCAGGAAAATAGCGCACCACCTGCTCCCCCGCCGCCGAAAAATATACGGTCCCGTAAGAAAACGCTCCCGTTAAATACCCGTAGCATCTTGGAAACACTCTTCGCAGAGCCGGTTGTTATTCAGGAGGCCGGGGCCGATGTGAATATAGTCCTGTCCACCACATCGCTCGTGGGAACCGTCGATAAAGGTGCGCTGGTCGATAAATATCTGACTGTCGTCGACCCGACCCATGTTCGCCGTACTTTTGTTGATATGAGTTCGGAATTTTGCACTGTATGTCAGATTCCACTCATATGTATGTATCAGGATGGTATTATGTACTGCACTCAGTGCGGTTATCAGGAATTGCTACTTGTTGAACAAAACCGCCCAGTTTATCGGCAGCCTACGAAAGAAGCAAGTCATTTTAGTTACAAGCGCATAAATCACTTCAATGAATGGTTAGCACAGATTCAGGGCAAAGAAAGTACGGACATTCCCGATGAAATTTTCGATAGAATCCTTGCAGAGATTCGCAAAGAGAAAATCACTGACCCGTCGAAAATTACCTACAATAAGATGCGCGAAATCTGCAAGAAGCTAAAAATAAACAAATTCTATGAACATATACCCTATATTATTAATCGCATCAATAATCTCCCGACGCCGCATTTCCCACCAGAACTGGAAGAGAAATTACGAGCAATGTTCAAAGAAATACAGGGCCCCTTCTTGAAACACTGCCCAAAGAATCGTAAGAACTTTCTATCGTACAGCTATGTTTTATACAAATTCTTTCAGCTACTTGAAAAAGACGAATATCTCGGGTTCTGCTTCTTACTCAAAAGCCGAGAAAAACTAAGTATACAAGACCAAATCTGGAAGGATATTTGCGCAGAGTTGAAATGGGACTATATTTGTTCGATTTGAGACAGGGAATGCACTGTTAGCAGTGGGGAGCTAATGTAAGATGAGGAAGGTTTAAATTAAATGATGTGTGCATAGTATGCACATTAAGACTTGTGCATAGTATGCTTCTTACAAGCCTTGAAAAATATTGATGTGCATAGCATGAATCGTATTCACTTAGAAAATTCATTTAAGAGCATTGTCTCCTTTATAAGTAGTGTAGTTAAACAAATGGCGAGCACATTTTCTTTAACAACCGAACAGTTTTCGACAATAGACATTGTTAGCGCATTTGAATGTGCTGGTCTTGCAAATGGGTTCAAGTTAAATATTCTGGGAACACCAGATGATCCTTTATTTCAGGCTAACCAAGTTGGCGAGTTGCTTGATATTTCAACTATTCGCTCAAGTATTCGTGATTTCGATGAAGATGAAACCTGTGTGCGTAGTATGCCCACGAGTGGTGGCCCACGTTCAATTGTATTTCTAACTGAACTAGGTCTTTACCGACTGCTCGGTATGTCCCGTAAACCAATTGCTCGTTCCTTCCAAAAATGGGTTGCAAAAGTGGTAAAAGAGATTCGCATTAATCATATGTACACACTGAAAACTCAAATGACACAGACCTTGGCAGGAATAACAGACGCCCACACACAAGAGATAGCAGCCCAAGAAGAGGTCCATAGAATTGCTGCAAAGAAGACACTACATCATGCGCTAATGCACTCCAATTCAGAAACTCCCCTGTTATATTTCGCAGAAGTAGGAGAGCTCCCCAATGGACGTAAACTCTATAAGTTCGGTGAAACTGATAATATCATTAAGAGGGAACCTCGGCTACGTATGGATTATGGCACAGTTTACTTTGTAAAGTTGTATGTTTGTACGCAACCACATAAGTATGAGCAATGGCTGAAAAATCAGCCACTGTTTATAAAATACAAGTATACAGAACATATTAATGGTTGTCGTCATAATGAGGTATTGGCATTAACACCCGGAGAATATATAACCATCACACGTTTTATTGATAAGCATATGAATATTTTTGAGGGATGGACTCCTGCACAGCAGCTAGAAAAAATTCGTTTGCAATCGCAAGTACAAATAGCTCATTTTCAAGAACGAATAGTTAATTCACAATCATTAGTATCAATATTCGATAAGTTGCCGGCAATAATTGCATTAATTACAAACCCTATTTACAGAGAAATTGCAGAAAAGTCAGTTGTTGATACCATTAGCAAATTAGGTAATATGGTTAATAAAAACCATGTTGTAGATTCTAGCTTTAGTAGTGAAAACGTAAATATTCCAGAATCAACATCAGTTCTCGAAGAAGATTTAGTGTTATCCAATGAGCCAGATATCGAGGAACCCCTATCTGAACCAGCTATTATTGAAAACACAGTTACAACCCCCTTCCCACAGGAAACACCTGCGCCCATTCTTTACCCACCTCAGCCACCCAAGAAGAAGGGGCGCCCACCCAAGCCCAAGCCGCCACCACCGACTACAACGGCAAACACACCCCTTCAAGAATTTCTTGGCGAATGCTTTACAACCGATGACCCCGAAAGCAGAACGCATGTGGCGCATGTCCGAGCGCGTCATCGACTATGGAGGAAAAGCCACGTTAACCGTGATGAAACCAATAAGATGGTCGAATTCTTCAAGGGACGGTTTCAGTCCGTACAGGAGATGGATGCCACACAGGATATGAAATGCAGTTTTTACAAGGGACTAGCAATGTGTCCCTGGGCTCCTGATACTACAACTCTCCCAACTGATATTCGCGAATTCATCAATGACTCGTGTGAGGTCCATGTGATGGGGCGGGCCACGTCGGCCGACCTGTGGGATACATTTGTAACATGGAAGAAAGAGCGCGACCCCCTGTACGAGGGAACAACTGATGGAATGATTGCCTTTATCAAAGAGCTGAAGAAGTCGCCATTTGTTTACCACACAGGCATACCTGTTACGAAAGAAGCCATCGGCCTTTGCGGCTTCTACGGCCTATATCTTTTGACAGCGACAGAGGAATGTCGCCAAGTGGGGTATAATCGCTCCCCAAATACACATGGAACAATTGTAAAGCTGGATGCAGCTGGCACTATTGTGGATATGTATGACTCACAAGACTACTTTTCACATAATATTGCAAAGAAGGCCTCTCAATACATTTGTCGCTTATTGACCAAAAATTTCAAAAACGGCATGAAAGGATTGATTTTGCCAGATGGCTATTGCTATATGCGAAAGAACGACCATAGTGCCCTGTTGGCATCTCAGGCTGCGACTGCTGCGACTGTTTCTGCTGCTGCTTAAAAATGAAATTGTTATTTTTAAAAACACCGAACCTTATAACCCATTTTCGGTTTAAAATAGTATAATCTCATAAATCTCATAAATCTCCAGCGGAGCTGCTCCACGCAGTGGCCGGAGTACTCCGCAGGGTGGGCCGGGACCCTGTGTTTTAGCGACCCATCATAGGAAAGCCGACGAGGTTACCGCCGAAGCCGAAGCCAACGCCAGTACGCATCGAGGCGCCGATGGAGGGGGCCACCATATCCAGGATGCTGAACATGGCCGCTGCAACCAAGGCGAGCAGGAGGGCCTCCTCGAGGGCGAGGGGCTTCGCGGGCATAATCATGGCAATGATACCAACGGTCAGACCCTCAATCAGGTATTTCACAAGGCGCGTGAGCATCTCCTGGGTGTCAAACGATGCCATTATAATCTTATAATCTTATACGAGAAAAAAACTATTTAAAGCAGTTGAGCGATTTAGGTATAAGTGTAGCTATTTGATGGCAACGTCCGCAGCCGCCCTCGTCCCAGTTTCTGAGACCGATTATCTGGAGGAGGACAAATCAATTCGGGGCCAGAACTTTGTCTGCCTGTCGTTCATTTCGCCAGAGAATGTTCTAAAGAATAAGGAGGCGTTTTATGTTGAGCGCTTTATCTCGAAGCTCTCGGTGGAGCTCGGTCAGCTGTTCTCAAATCTGAAGGCAAAGTATCCCGAGGAGGTTTCTGCCATCGATGGCATTGCCGATAACCACTCGCAGTTTCTAAAGTCCGATGAGCTGCAGGAGTATTACAAGTACTTTAAGAATGCGAACCAGATTGACATTGAGAAGGCGTTTCACGAGCAGAATAACTTCCAGACGTCGGTGCGTGGTATTAAAGTGCGCGGAGTGTATGATACTGACCGGGAGGCCAAGCTACGCGCGGAGAAGCTAAAGAAGGAGGGCGACAAGCACAGCATCTATATCGCTCAGGTTGGTTGCTGGTGCCCATGGGACCCGAGCCCGGAGGCGATTACCGACCAGGAATACTCGACGACTCAGCTGAATACACTAATGAAGGAGTATAATGAGAACCAGGATAAGCGTGATGTGTTCTTTGAGGAGCGCAAGCGTGATAAGATTGCCGATGCAAAGAGCCGGGCAGTTGGCTCTACCCCAGCTATTACTGAGATTCCGGAGGGAGAAGAAAACGTAGTTGTTGCTGCTCCCATCACCCTCCCTGAGGCAGAGGGCGCGCCCACAGAGTAAAGAGATGGTCTTTCTAATTATTTTTGTTATAGAGTATAAGTAGTTATCATCTATGAAGGCTATTGCAATCTTTCTACTTTTCGTAGGCGTTGTTATGATTATGCAAGGCTATTACCAACGCAAGGCAGAGTGTCCAGCGGCCAAAATGAGTATCAAGTATGCTACCCCGGAGCTCATCGACCTTCAGATGGCCCAGGATTCTATGCTTGAGAAGCAATTTGCCAGTATGTTCGATGCAACGAAGCCGTATCGTGAGTTATCGGCAGGCACTTATACAGGCGTTGATACCAACATTCCTAAACCATCGCTGCCCACGACAGGTATCAGAAACCCCTCAATATAAACATTCGTATTATAATAATGGATCGCGTGATTCTCGCATTAATGGACCATGTTTATAACCCAGCGAAAGTTAGTGCCGACCATGTTCGCACAGCTGCAAATGAATGGAATATTGCTCAATTAAATAAGGTAGTTAATGTGGATGCTTTACCCGTTGATTTGAAGAAGATTCAATACGAGGAATACGTGGCTACGAAAATGGAACTGAAACGTAAATGGTTGAAGTCCAAGAACTCGGCCGATTTACTCGAATGGCTCCAGTTTGCTATTCCACCGACCCTGCTCGCGGCCTAAATATGTACCTCTAGAGTAATATGGCATTTCGCATTCAGTTTCCGTTTCGCATAAACTGGGCGGCTTTTATTATTGCATTTGCTACCGGAATTCTCTATATTTATCTATTTAGCCCACCTCCGCAAGTGGTAGTAAAGTTCCCCACACCCTATAATGCAGGCAAAGTCATTTACACTGATGCGGTCGATAATTGTTATAAGTACGAAGTTGAAAAGCTGGCGAAGTGCCCCGGTGACAAAACCATGATTAAGCCGCAACCCTTGACGTTGGGTAAGTAGCTAATCGCTGCGCTTAACTTCTAACTAATGTATAATTAGATGAGGGGTAATACCAATACCATTGCGCAGAGGCTATTTTACACTGATAACGGAATGTTATTTGTATCTATTGTCCTCGGGCTTGGGGCCGCACTGATTTTCCGTAAAGTGTGCAAGGACCGTAAGTGCATTATAATCACTGCCCCGACGCCTGAAGAGATGAAATATACCTATGAGCTCGAAGGGGACTGCTATAAATACACTCCGAAGGCGACTGAGTGCGCTGATAAAGAGTCTTTTAATCTCTTGGTTAAAAATAATAATACAAAATGACCTCCATGGCCACACCTATCGCACAACTACCGTCGAATAACGGCCCTGTAGTATCCGGCGGCGCCGAGGATGACCCGCTTATCCAGGGCGTGCTGCAGGATATGGAGACGAAGATGAGTGCCCCGCCTCCGCAACAGCAGCGCCAGCAGCCGTCCCAGGGCATGGGGCAGCAATATGCAACCAATGTTCCTATTAACCGTTACCAGCCGCCACGAGTTGGTCCGGCGACGGGTCTATGGAACCCGGAACTCGCACAGAAGGCCGTTATCATTGCGATTGTGGCATTTGTACTGCTCAACCCTGCCTTGCTACAGGCTCTATTCAAGGCCGTGCCAATGCTAGAGACTTACCTCGGACCCTATTCAATGATTGTTAGTGTTCTCCTACTAGTCGTTGTCCTCTATGCCCTGATGAAGTTTACGAAGCTTGTTTAGTTAAGCAATATAACGCAACCCTTGTTTTTTATAAATGGATGCAGTGAATTCCTTACCATCATAGGTTGGAACATGTACACTATCGCCATTTGATACTTCTTGACAACCGACATTCTCATCGCTACAGTCGCGGTTATTTACTTCAATTGGAATACGCCATAGATGCTGTTTATCAGCTGCTGCATAGTACTCCCATCGGTCACTACGACTATTAACCGGGTTGCCAAATAATGGCAGCATAATCGGGTCACGGTCTGAACCCGATGGTGCAACAAGCATCCCCACCTGCTGTGCCTCTGGGGGCTCGCCTCGAGTGTGAATATTTATGCGGTTTGCCGATGGCGATACTGGTAAATGAGGAGGGAGAATATGGGCATCGCCTTTATGGTGCCCGCCCTGTACAATAATAACCGGAGAGGGCGCGGCCTGTGGCGCCACCCGAGGCATAGAACCCATTAAAAGTAATGTCCCACCCACAGTTGCCATAAAAAGTAACCAAATCCCAATCACAAGCACTAAGTTGTATGTCTTACGAGCTGGTGCCATCTAATATGGTTACACAATAAATTATATCCCAAGTTTAAGTAGTAATGGCAACATCGGCCGATACCTATAATACAATCGCCCTTGTTATTGCTGCGGTACTTGGCTTACTTATTGTGGGTGGCGCATACTGGTCATATACGGTTGAAAAATTACTGCTAATTGCTGTGATTAGTGGCCTAATGATGATTTATGCCCTGCAGAATATTGTTCTTCTAAGTGTTACTCGGAAGACTCTGCAGCCGTGGGTCTATAAGGTCTATATGGGTACTGCTGTTTTCTTTGCCGTAATGGGCGCTATTTTAATGGGAACATTCATCTTTATTGGATTACAGCGCATTCGCCGCTCGGCGGTTGTGCCCGCTTACGCATATGCCGCCCCTGCGGCTGCTGCTGCTACGACCACCACCACGTTTGGGTCAATCTTTGGACCACCTACGCCAACGCCAACACCTGTGCCTGCGCCAACACCTGCGCCAACACCTGCGCCAACGCCTATACCAACCGCAGTACCAAGCATCGAGCGACCTGTATCATCAGCAAAGTATGAGCTTTCCCCCGCAATTAAGTCTTATTTCTCAAGTGCAAAGACACCCGTTGCGCCGCTACCGTCAGCAGAGGCAGCGCCCCTACCAGTATCTGCGTCACCGACAGCGCGCTCCCCTTCGCGCCCTTACAGCGCAGTCTTTTCAGAGAGCCCATTTAACTCTCCAAGTGCCCCTGAGACCGCGCTAATTAAGCCGACCCCTGTGCAAGCCCAAGCGCAAGGGGGCCGTCTACAGAAAGGGCGTAAAACCCGGTAGGTCGGCATCAAGCCCCTGGGCGCCGTACACGGCCTCGCCATAAACACCCTTAAATCCCTTGATACCAGTATCCATTTCTTTTTGATTCACAATATTGCTCTGAGCCGAGCGCAAAAATTCCGCAGTAACATACGGGGTCTTAACCACCTCGAAGTCACCATCACGAGTCACAGTCTCCTTGGGAAGCACATCACTAATGCGAATATAGAGTATCATAGCGGCAACCGCACACATTAGCCCAGCAATCGGGTCAGATACAATTACCAAGATTAAGAGCACGCCCATCACTACCTGTGCCCATGGACGCATCACCATATCACGAGTTTGCTTGGCGTCTAAGAATGACGCGAGTACAACCAATAATAGGGACAAGAAGCGAATGCTAATTTCGAACATCATCTCTATCTTTCTATATAAGCCTAACATAATATGATACTATGATTGAATAAGATGGTCGCGAAAACCATCCTAAGCAGGTCCGGATATAGTGTCGTAAAGGCATCTCTCACAGAGACCCAGCTATCGACCCTCCGCGCCGATTTAACAGTAAAACCCTTTGTTTCGCCCGGCCTCCCAGCAGCTGTCGCATTCCCTGTTTATAGTGAAACGGACGATGAAATCCGTATTCCTAAAGTCTACGGACTGAAGGCATATGGTCCGGTAACAGAGAACGCCCTCGATTACGGCGTCGACGCACTCGGCCTAGTGTTCGAGGGCTCCTTGCGACCTGAGCAACTCAACCCTGTGAATGCTTTTATTGCATCGGCAGCGAACCCTTTGCAAATGGGAGGTATTGTGAGCCTTTACTGTGGCGGTGGCAAGACAATTTGCGCATTGTATATCGCCTCCGTTTACAAAAAACAGACCTTGATTATTGTCCATAAAGACTTCCTATTACAGCAGTGGCGCGAGCGCATTGGGCAATTTCTACCGGCGGCATCCATCGGGGGCATTAAACAGAAGGTTGTTGACGTGGTGGGGCGCGATATTGTGATTGCCAGCTTGCAGAGTCTGGCTATGCGTGACTATTCGCACGAAATCTTTGCTGGATTCGGGATGGTTATCTTAGATGAATGTCACCATCTCGGGGCAGAGGTGTTTTCGCGTGCCCTTGGCAAAGTTACCACCAAGGTGACGCTCGGCCTATCGGCGACTGTAAAACGCAAAGATGGTCTGAGTAAAGTATTCGAATGGCATATCGGGAAACCAGTGTTCTCCTCACCGAAGCGCGAAGATAGTGGCGTTGAAGTTCATATTAAGAACTTCTATGACCCCCATCCCGACTATGGGCGTGAACGGTTTATGGCGAATCGCAAGTTGAACACGGCCGCCATGATTAACGCAGTTTGTGCGTATCCTCCGCGACTGGCCCTTGTGCTAAACTCGATTCGAGATATTAAAGCAAAGGACCCTGCGCGAAAGATTCTCATCTTGAGTAATCGACGGAACCATCTGGATAAGATTGCTCAAGCGATTGGTGTCGCCGGAATTGCAGCAACCACCACCGGATTCTATGTTGGTGGAATGAAACAAGAAGCATTGAAAGCCAGTGAAGATGCTGATGTCATTTTGGCCACCTTCTCAATGGCATCTGAAGGATTTGACTGTCCGGCGCTCGACACCCTTATCCTGGCATCCCCGATATCATCTATTGAACAATCAGTCGGACGTATTCTACGTCAAAAGGCGCACGAGCGGCGGCATATTCCCTTAGTAATTGATATTTTGGATAACTTCTCTATCTTTCAAAGGCAAGGAGCGGCCCGCCGCAAGTTCTTTGAAAAGCAAGGCTATTCGCTAACAGTTGATGGTGTTCGAGTCGAAAAAGGATGTGACAGCGACAGCGATAACGAGCTTAAAAAAACAAAAGAAGCAAAGGAAAAAGGCCCGCTAAAGTTTCGGAGCGACGATGATGAGTAAAGAAAAAATATGGCGACTATGTAATGGATTACTGGTTTGCGGCGCTTCTCATAGCCCTACTCCTAATAGTCGGGTATATCGTTGCATCGATTTACATCAATAACAAGATTGTTATTGAGCAGGAAGTATTGCAAGCAACGTTAAAACAGAACGCTGCTCGCAAAGACGCCGCCCCCCTTGATAATCTACAAACCTACTTTCCGGAGACGCCCTTGGTTGAGGCACCGAATGATACTCCACCAAGTCTCTGTCCGGCGGCCCGACCAGAGAAACGTGATTTACCAGTGGTTAATGCGTGCCCAATGTTCGCGCTAACATCTATTACCGGCCGCCTGTCCCAGGTTTAAGGCCAAAAATCGAAAGAAAGGTAAGGCTTCACTTCTTTTTAATTCTAGTACAATGCAGACAGGTGTCATTTCGTTCTGTGACCGCGTTGGACATAATATCAAATCAAATGAATCGAAGGATGTCATTCTACGTGGTTTAGAAGGGCGGTTTAAAATCAAGATTATTCAGAGGCAGTGGCATCGGTTGGAAGAAGAATCGCTCGTTCACTTGCAGCGGTCGCCGCACATGCTCTGTTTGCGGTCGAATGGTAACCCATATTATATGTATTTCACCCGCTACGACGATGTCCCCCAAATCTTCTTCATTGATAAGAAGATTCAACCAGGATACTATTACCCGCGAATTATCCTCGGTAAGGGGATGTTCGATGAAGCCCTATTTGATAATACCTTGCTCGATGGCGAGATGGTAAAGAATACTGAGAATAAATGGGTCTTCTTAGTGAACGATGTTATCGCGTATAAAAATAGGCATCTTGAACATTTGCCATTGCTCGAACGGTTGGCATTGGCATATACCATCTTTTCGGAGGCTTATCTTCAGCATAATGTCTGTGATTTATGTACCTTTCGTGTAAAACGGTATTTCCCTGCAACGGTCGCAGGTCTTGATGATCTGATGGCGCTATCGACGCGACTGAATTATACGAACCGTGGTCTCTATTTCTGGCCTCTTCATTTACGCTATAAGCCCAAGCTCCATAACTTCGATGATAGTCTAATCAAAACTGTTAACCATAAGATTAAAGATGTGGCACAGTTTCGGAAACAAGAATATCAGGCACCTGCAACTGCAACTGCACCTGCAACTGCAACTGCACATTTGGCTCCACCCACACCCACACCTGTGCGACCTCTCATTCCTACGCAAGCACCGTCCACAGTATTGTGCCAAAAGGGTGAGACAGCCCTATGGTTGCGAAAAACAGAATTTCCCGATGTTTACGATGTGTTTAAAAGCGAAAACGGTCAGGGGAAAATGGGAACGACATATATTCAAACAATGGCAATTAGTAAAAAAATGCGAGATATTTTTAAGAGTCTTACATTGGCGATATCAGTTCCGTTTGTATGTGAGTTTAATGAAAAGTTTCAGAAGTGGTCACCCAGCAGGGAGCGCGCGCAGTGATGGATGGATTTAAAAGCAACAAAACAAATCACTGCATATAAAGAAAACCTGTTAGTGCACACACACAAACCCATAAACGCACAAACACACACAAACCCATAAACGCACAAACACACACAAAGCATCCAGCGGAGCTGCGCGCGCGGGGAGCCCCCCGCTTTAGAGCACTTTGAAGAGCATTTTTTGCAAATCAAACTGCATTTTCCGCAAGTCAACCTGTGGAGAGTGATGATAGGTAAAGTAGGTACTTCCCTCAGTAAGGTCATGCACTAGACAAAGGCGGTTGTTAATTCGATAATTAACCCTATTTACTTTTTTAACAATCGACATATCCTTGATACAGGGAAATCGATGAATCGGGACAGCGTCTTCTTGATATACGATTGTATAGAAGCGTCCATCAAGACTATCTGTTAACGCGGTTCGACGCATAACCCGTTGAGAATCGTTAACCAAATCATAGGTATATGTCAGGTCGTTATAATGAAACTCTTCGACTTGTTCATGCGCCCCTGGCGGAAACTTAGCAAGGAACTCGGGTTCCTTTGGCCAACGAACAGTCAGCCACGGAGCTAGAGTCAGTTTTTTCGGACAAATATAAATTTCTACGAGATTCGCATTGGTATTGGGCGCATAACTCAGGATATTCTCCAGGATCGGGATAGATGTGGCTTGTTCCGCTTCTGCCATTGCTTAGTATATTATCAATCTATTCATTCTATTATATCAATTTTTGGCTTCAATTGAAAGAAAAAAATTGAACCAGATGTTAAGAAAAAGCGTTGTTATATTGTTATCATGTCCGATTGCGAACAGTTGCTGCCACAGCATCCGACTCGCGTCGAATGTACGCGACTACTTACCAGTATTGGTTTGAGCGACTTGGAGGCACGGGACCTTGAAATTGGTGTCTTTAACTTCACGATTGACTATATTACCGGACAAAAGTTACCGGCATCGTGGATTTGCAATGCCTTTGTACAAGCCTATCTCGCCAAAGCGCGCGCAGTTTACCAAAATATTATGAAGGCACCGCGGCTACTCAATCGCATGCATGAGAAGGAGTTCCTGCCCCATGATATCGCTTTAATGAAACATCAAAATCTGATGCCAGAGGCATGGGAGGCGATTATTAATAAAGAGCAAATGCGCAATAAAGCCGCTTATGAAACACTTGCGGTGGCAAATACAGACCGGTATGTCTGTTCAAGATGCAAAAAGAATCAGTGTTCGTATTATGAGCTACAGACACGGTCGAGTGATGAAAGTATGACCTGTTTCATTAGTTGTTTGAATTGCGGGAATCGTTGGCGCCTTGGCTAGGGGGAAGAGGAAGAGGAATCGGTTGAATTCGCATATTCACGTGGCGAAATAGATTGCGCACCGGTGTCAAGTCTAAGTCGCTCACTTTCCAGTACTCGATTTTTCCATTGGGCATTGGTCGGCGAACGATATAAGGGAGCTTACCAGCGAGCAGCTCACGCTCCGCAATGGCACGTAACGGCATGTTTCCCTGGGTTACACCCACATCGTCCACGAAAATCGGCGCCTCCTGGGCAATGTGTTCCGTCCGCAGGCTAATAATCTGGTTAAACTCGTAACGCGTCATTAAAGGACTTGAACGGTAGGCTTTCTTATCGGCAGCCATCATTTTTGCAACATCATCTTGTACGCTGAGGGCCATTTTATCGTTGGATATCTATACCTATGAGTGATAATCATTTTTTCGCTTTAAGCTGCTTTGCGCCAGCACTCGCCGCAATAGTCGCAACAATAGAAGTACTTCATATTCACCTGGTGATACTTAACAAAGATGACCTGTGGACTGTCTTTGGGAGCGGTACACTCCGCATTCGGACACGGATTATCGATATCGTTCACTCGCGGAAGTGTTGGGTCGAATCGGAGATAGGGGTTCTGATGCTGGTTGAAGAGCATCTCATCTTCGCTATAGTTGGTGCGGGATACGCGAATTGCCTGGCCAGTGGAAGCAGGCTCGGTCTTAGTAAAGGTGCATTTCTTGCAATGGCGGACAAGGCTCCCATCTTCTTCAGTACGCATATAGAGAATGTTCTCGCATACTTCACAGAATTCCATGATGGTCGGTTGGGTGGAGTTTTGATATACTATATTACACATAGTCATTTTTTTATATAAGGGATGGGCTACGCTTGTAAGTAAGATGGCGCCAACAATCAATCTAATTATCATTCATACAGAAACATTGGGGATTCGTCGACAAATTATGGCTGGGACAATTGCCACATTCAAAGACATTGTATCTTCAACTACCTTTGTAATGAAGCCCAACCCAGGTGATATCTCGAAGGATATCGAAAAACGGATTAAATACGACCCTATACCAAATGGTGATGCCGAATTTACCAAAGCAATGCAACCACTGAGTTTAGAGCAGCTATCGAACCTGCTGAAACACGAAGAAGCGTGGCGACGGGCAGCCGCAGCGCCTACGGGGACGATTACTCTTATTATGGAAGACGACGCATATATCCTCCCAGAGTCCGCTAGCAACTTGGCTGGGCTGGTCCCTTTGCTCACAAATATGGAATATCATGCCCTCCTCCTTGGTGTGGCCGCAACTACTGTCAGTGGTGGCGAACAGAAGTTGCATCTTGTTAAAGATAGTTTCAAAATCATCCCCAATAAAGAAGCCTACTTAATTAGTCCAGAGGGGGCACGTATTCTGCTCGCCGGTGTTGAGACGATTCGATTCGGAACGCGTTACTATATGTCTTATATGAGTGCCACAGGCGCGCTAAAGATAGTTCATCCAACTCTGCGCATTACAGCGGACGCTAGTAAGCTGGGGCTGCTCCCGTCATCTATTCAAACAAGTAATCTTCTCATCCTCAACCATGAGTATATGCAACTATGGAACATGCTATCAACTGCGAATATTGATTTGAGCGCTGCTAGCGACTACTATAAAAAACTGGAACATATTCAGTCTGGTGATATTATGCATCTATATGGAGTCATTCTATATCGATGTGGGAAAAAAATAGAAGGGCGCGATTTGTTGATGGCGGCAATTGAACAGCTGCGCCAAAAAGGCGGTCTGGTTAATGCCCAGTCGGACATTCTCAATAATACAATTCAGATATTCCAGGCTGAACAAGATGATCTCGTAGAATTAAATAAAAAAATCTCCCGCTATAAAGCGAATTAAGCAGTGGGGACAACGTCTCCCTTCCGGGACCGGCGGGTGTCGGATGTTAACGATGCCGAACTGGTCGCGCCCACGACCTTTGCGTCAACTAGAACGCCGACCTTCTGCATAAGGGCCTCCTCGTTAAACGCCGACGCAATTTTCGTGTTTACGAGGCCATCCACCTTCTGCATAACAAGCTCCTCGTTAAAGGCAACGCTAATCTTTAGGTCAATAAGAGCCACAATCTTCTGCATGAGGGCATCCTCGTCAAACGCAATAGTAGCGCTGGGTGGGGCGCCGGAGCCGGCATTGTCCATCCCGTTAATCCGGTCGGCCAGCTCAGATACTTTTAAGCTTAGCATGTTAATTTCGCGTGCGCTCATTTATAGTATATAAAGAAAAAATGATTATACTTTTATCCGCATTTGGTAAAGATGATTATCCCAATTCGTTGCTTCACCTGCGGAAAAGTACTTGCTGATAAGTACGATTACTATGTTGCCGAGGCAGAGAAGCTACTGGCGGGCGACAGTAACACAGATGCCGCCAAAACGAAACCCAAGTCTGAGGCGGCCGTGAAGCATTTCGATAACGGCCACACTGGCAAAATTATGGATAAAATTGGCCTCACACGCTACTGCTGTCGCCGCCATATGCTATCCCAAGTGGACCTAATGGACACTATTTAAAATTAGAAAATATCGCTATAGTGTAATGGTCGATTACAAGGAATACAAGAAGGCCTATGAGCAACTTTTGTCATCAGAGGTTGATGTTGACCGCGAGGTACTTATGGGTAAAATGAATACGTTTTTAGAGAAATACCCCACCATCATCCCCGCCGACGAAAACCCAAAGTCGCTTGTGACCGAACTATCGCTGGGCCGGCTCTTTAAGAATATGATACAGGTTATTATCGACGTTATTGAAGATGTCTCTAAACTTGTATCCAACTCGAGTTACACCGATAGCGCAACGACTCGCCGAGGCGTGATTGAGGCAATTACGAAGCCCAGTCGCCGCCTATATGTCGGTATATTCATTGTCCTACTATCATTCATCCTTTATTTCATTGATTCCGCAGCATAAGCGATAGCAATGAACTCTTTTTTCCATAACGATTGTAGAAGGACGGTGGGGCGCACAAATGAGCGCCATCAAGTCCACAATCGCAATTACTGTATTGCTGGGGGCGATACTATTCTATCAGGTATCGCATAGTTCACCGCATATTATTAGTTCTCTAATTCTGATGACCCTCTGGGGCGCTGCCGCTGGCTGGTATATTTGGTATCAAATTAAAAAAGAGCGCGAACAAGGAAGCGCAGCCACAGCCCCGTTGAAAAAAGAATACGAAGGCGGGGAAGGTCGGCCTGTTTCAGCGACCAATTACTATATTAATAAATTTGATAAGAAGCTGCGCTTTCTGACGGAAAACCAGGAACTGATAGATATTGCGAACAACGTGCTTTTCTGTCGAATCAGTGATAAACACCGCTATCGCGATATGCTCCTCGCAATGGACAAGTATCAAAAAGTATATATGTATATTCTCGCAGACCGTTATCTAACACGGTCGTATATTCCCACGTTTATTGACCTGCGCGAAAATATATTAGAGATAATGTACAGTTTTTATATTATTATACCCAAACGTTATAAACACGTTTATGGACTTGACCCACATAAGGAACTTGATAACTCGATTACCCGATTTTTGGGCCTTTCGCGAAAAATGACTACTGTTCTCGAAAATTATGCGCGTCGACAGGAGGGCGACCATTGGGTTATTGAAACTAACCCGCGCCCAGCCGATGCCCCATTCGATTCAATGAAGGCACACCGCTTGCCTTAGCGGTGCGGCCGGCCTCGCCCTCCACCCCCTTCATCACTAAACATCGAACCGAGGGTATCAAATGCCAGGGAAATAGTCTCCTGGCCAAGTTGATGACCTGCTCCAGCTTTCACATATTGGCCGAAATCAGTGCCCTCTTTAATAACTACAGGGGCTACCTCTCCCGCAGGAGCGCGTTCATATACAACGCGCTTTTTAGGACCAAGCACAGTGGCATCTTTTTTAATAATAGCTGATAAACGGCGTTTCACTGTTTCGTTTAATAGTCGCCAGCCAACGTTTTTGCCATTTTTATAATGCACAACAATATCGTCCTTCGAATCAATTTTGCCATCAGCATTATAATCAACTTTATGGTCCGCCCCCGCCTTCATTACAACAAACTGGTCGGACATTTATTCTCTACCCTTATATCAAGATAATACTCGATGCCACCAAAGGCAGCTCCTCCAAAAACCAAGGTAAAGGCGATGAAGGGTGGTGCATACGACCCGATGGTTATGAATACCAGGGGCCTCATGGATCCTAGCCATAACATCTACAATGTAAATGGCGATAATGGCCTCCTATCAATTCATAGTCCCTTCTCGGCCGGTATGGCTACATTCTCGTCGGGCTCTTCGGGAATTGATAGCGAGTCTTGGAAGTACTTTGTACCGTCGTTAGGGGCCGCGCCGTTGGCTGGTGGGGGTAAGCCAAAGGCAAAAGCAAAGGCAAAGCCGAAGGCAAAGCCGAGTGTCCGCAAGGCGCCGTCCAAGAAACAGTAAACATGTTCATATATTCTCGTTTTTGTTACACCCATAATGAATGTGTTTTTTGTTGGTTCTATATAAGGAACCATGGCCAGTTTTTCGGTACAACCACGGTCATATATTTATTCATGCAATACGGATGCCCTTGTTATTGAGAGCACTACAACGGATACCCGATTGACAATGATTAATACTGGAAGTACCACGCGAACGATTCTATCGGCATCCAATGATACCCTCATGTTCATAAAAGGTTCCAATGTGATGGCCATCCTAAAACAAACTACTGCTGGTTCGAATAGCTTCTATGTGCCAGGTACCATTCAAACTGATTCTATACAGATTCAGGGGCTCAATCTCAATGGTTCCGAGCTTACATTTAAAAACACACTTCAGGTTGATTTATCATCAAATGTAGGCCGACCGAGCTTTTTGAATATAAGTGATTCCAATCAACGATGGTATATAGATGGCTCACTTGCTGGGGTGGCGGCGAGCAATATTGGACTCTTTGTGCGCCCAGGGGGCAGTAATTCTCAAGTGTTTGCTGTGCAGACATACAATAACAGTAATATTTTCGCAGTTAATACGGTTGGTGCTGGTAACCAAGGGCTCGTCAGCATAGGTAATGCGAATAATACCGTCCTAAGTGGAAGCAATATTCTTGACATTTTCGGTAATACGCGTACTGTTGGTACTATAAATATCACTGCGAGCAAGGGTATCGACTCTATCTATCTCGGTAGTAATGTCGTCGGAGGTGCAAGTGAAGAGAGTGAACGGATGATTGTTCTCAGGGATTATAAAAACGAGGGGGGGCAATTTACTGGTTTTGGGGCGTCTAATGCAGCCCTTCATTATCAAGTACCGATATCAAGTGGGCGGCACTTATTTAAGGGAGGTGTTAACGCCAGTGAATGGATGCGAATCCAGAGTGATGTGAATGGTCTTGGGCAAGTTGGTATTTCAACGTCAACTATCGCGACGGGTATAGCGCTAGCAGTAGCAGGCAATGTGACTATTAGTGGAACTATCTATGCTTCTAATTTGGCACCATCGGCGTATTCAGATACTACGATAGCGTCGAATATTACGAGTGGAATTTTACCAGCTGCGCGCATGCCAGCGACAACTGTCGTTGCAGGTAGCTATGGGTTCTCGAATACCATCCCGATTTATACGGTCGGTTATGATGGTCGGCTCACATTTGCATCGAACGTCCCGATTAGTATTATTTCCAGTAATATCACTGACTTATCGCGCTCAGCAACTATAGATGCCACCAATGCAACCAATATTATTAGCGGCACACTTCCTGCTGCACGAATGCCAGCGACTACTGTCGTTGCGGGTAGCTATGGGTTTTCAAACACAGTGCCTATTTATACTGTTGGTTATGATGGTCGTCTCACATTTGCATCGAACGTTCCTATTCGCATTATTTCCAGCAATATCACTGATTTGTCGCGCTCAGCAACTATAGATGCCACCAACGCAACCAATATTATTAGTGGCACACTTCCTGCTGCACGTATCCCCGCGACAACTGTTGTAACTGGTCGTTATGGTTATTCAAATACGGTAGCAATGTATATTGTGGATACAGATGGTCGGCTAACGCTAGCTTCTAATATTCCAATTGCAATTACAACCAATAATGTCAGCGGACTGTCTCGTTCTGCGACAATTGACACAGTAATTGCAACCAATATCACCGAAGGAACCTTGCCTGCTGCCCGACTTCCAGCTACAGCTGTTGTGGCCGGAAGATATGGTAGTACCGATACGGTCCCTGTTTATAATGTAGGAGCTGATGGTCGGCTAACGTTAGCTTCAAATGTTCCAATTACTATTAGTTGGACATCTGTAACCGGCTTATCAGGAGGGAATGTAGATACCACACAAGCATCAAATATTACTAGCGGAACACTTGCTGTTGCCCGCCTTCCACAATCCGGTGTCGTTGCAGCGAACTACGGTAACATAAACCAAACACCATCGTTTAACGTTGATATATATGGGCGTATTACTTTGGCTTCTAACATTACTAATAAATGGGTGGAAACTCAATCCAACATCTATTACACAAACACCTCTGGGTTCGTTGGTATCGGTACCACTGCCCCTCGGGCAAATCTTGATGTTGTTGGCAATGTATGTGTAAATAGTGGCAATGTGGGTATCGGGCTAACGAATCCCCTTGTCCGGCTCCACGTTGCTGGTGATACAACTGTAACAGGGACTCTCATTACAAGTAATTTACAAGTTCTGGGGGCAATTATTGCTATAAAAGAATTTGCCCTGATAAGTTCTAATATAATTATTGATAATTACGGGATTGGTCCAGCTCTCAGTGTTTGGCAATCGGAGCAAAGTATGTTAAACCCCGTCGCCGAGTTTCTAGCGGGTAACTGTAATGCCCTTTATATTGATAGTTTTGCGAATGTTGGTGTTGGTACAAATAATCCACAAACGCCTTTCCACGTGGTTGGCCTAGCAGCAGTAACACGTTTGGGTGTTGGGACAACGACACCTATCGATGGTTCAGCACTAAATGTAATTGGAAACGTTGTTGTTAGTGGAACCGGTAGTTTTGGGGGGAACCCCCTTGTAGCGAGTGCTTTTACAAACACTAGAGATGCAGCCAATATTAATAGCGGTATATTGCCTGCGGAACGCTTGCCCGCAACTGCTGTGGTAGCAGGAAGTTATGGTTCCTCGAACACCGTACCAATCTATACCGTAGGTGCTGATGGTCGGCTATCTTTCGCTTCAAACGTACCTATTGCAATTACTACAACCAATGTCAGCGGCCTCGCCCGTTCTGCGACAATTGACACAGTAATTGCAACCAATATTACTGAAGGGACTCTGCCAGCCGGACGCATGCCTGCAACCGCTGTAGTAGCAGGCAGTTATGGTTACTCGAACACCGTCCCAGTCTATACTGTTGGTGCTGATGGTCGGCTATCCTTCGCCTCGAACGTGCCTATTGCAATTACTACAACCAATGTCAGCGGCCTCGCCCGTTCTGCGACAATTGACACAGTAATTGCAACCAATATTACCGAAGGAACCTTGCCAGCCGGACGCTTGCCTGCAACCGCGGTTATGGCAGGCAGTTACGGTTACTCAAATACTATCCCAGTCTATACCGTTGGCGCGGACGGTCGGTTATCTTTCGCCTCAAATGTTCCCATTGCAATTACTTCAACCAATATCAGCGACCTAGTGCGCTCTGCGACAATCGACACAGTAATTGCAACCAATATTACAGAGGGTACCTTGCCAGCAGCTCGCTTGCCCGCCACCGCGGTAGTAGCAGGCAGTTACGGTTACTCGAATACCGTCCCAGTCTATAGCGTTGGTGCTGATGGTCGGTTATCTTTCGCATCGAATGTGCCCATTGCAATTAGTTCGACCAATGTCAGCGACCTAGTGCGTTCTGCGACAATAGATACCACGAATGCAACCAATATTGATGGAGGCACTCTATCCGCAGACCGCCTGCCATTATCAGGCGTCGCAGCAGGTTCTTATGGTAACTATGGAACAACCCCAGCATTGGTGGTCGATGTCTCTGGTCGTATTACAGGTTTATCGAATATACCTGTTAACATCAATTTATGGAAAAACATCGGCACCGATAGCGTTTATATGACAAGTAATGTTGGTATTGGTACATCAAAGCCAGAGCAATCATTACATGTCGCTGGTGCTGCCGTTTTTACAAGTAATGTGGGAATTGGCACCCTCTTCCCGACATCGGTATTTCAAATTATGACATCCAATACGAGTCCTGCAATGTATATCAAACAATCTGGAAGCGGTTCCATCATGGAACTATGGAATTCGAATATGTATCCTGCAATTGTGGTAAATAGTAATGCTAACGTTGGTATTGGTACAGCGTTAGCGCGAACACCTTTTCACGTGGTCGGCGCATCGACATTTTCGGGGAATATCATCATATCAGATGTAACCTCTCTAAATATACCAAAACCAGGCCTCACCCCCCTTCCGACACTAATCGGTATGTTTCTCCCAGATTACACGAATATCTCCGGTATTAGAACATCGTCTCAGAGTTATACAACCATTACCTCCTATACAACACTGTATACTCGCAAACAAACAGATTCAACAATAATTATTGAATTCAAGGCCTGTCCATTTATTACCACTACAGCAACAAATGGTAGTTTTACTCTAGATATGGTACTGAAAAATGAAACAGAAATGATTACCTTTGCGAACAAAAGCGTAACACCTTTTATTAATATTGCATCGGTACCATTTACTGCAACGGCGGCAAATTTGTATCTCGTTCCGGTAACATTGCGATATACGATTCAGGGTAATAGTATTGTTTCAAGTATTGCAGGTGACAAGATTTCAATTTCATTACAGGCTCTAACGTCTGTGGCAGCAGTTATATTTGATTTGAATTCGTCATTCCCGGGCAATACCGCTCAATTCTCCATCACTGAATATTCTGGTCTTGCCCTAGATTAGGGTGGAGGACGAGGAGTTGAATGCCCAACCATTTTTTGAAATGTCCGAAATGCTCGATGACTTATAACTGTCGTGGTCTATGGATGCAACATTATAAGCGGCATGCGCTAATGGATACGTGGGACGGTATCCCATCAACACCCTTAGTGGGGCCAGTACCCGGTCCAGTTATCAATACCACCTTCAATAACTATGGGACGGTTAATGTATATGGCCTCTTCAAGTGAGTGGGTGTCGTAAAACATATTCTGCTTTGTTTGTAGAGAAGATGGGTATCATATTTAAAATACTTGTCCAAGTTTTATTGCTCGGATTCGTTATCTATGTTATTTATTCCACCCGCCCTGCGAAAGAGGCGTTTACCACTCCGGATATCACTGACATTGAGCAGAAGATTATCGCCGTTTACAAGGAGGTGCTACAGCGAACACCGACATCTCGCGAGCTCCTAACGCAAACGCGACAAATTGCCGCCGGTACCCTCCGCATCCCCCATATTCGCCAGAGACTAATTGACTCCGATGAATATCAGCGTACTACCCGGATGCAGAATAATGAACTGATACCGGAGCTGCCGAAGGCGTTAACAGATAAGCGAACTCTGAAGCATATATCGGATATGTATAAGAGTGTCTATGGTGTCAAGACACCCCCGCGATTTGCACTCCCGTTGAAGGACATCTATATTATGATGGATTACAATGATACGGCATTCATTAAAATGCTTCGGAATGCGCAGTATCCTATATTCGAAGAGGAGCTCTTGCTCATTAAAGACCTGAAGAAAGACAAATTGATAACGGTTTATAAGCAATATTTCGGGGATAGTGCTTTAACGAATATGGAAGAGAACGAGGCGCGACTGGCTTTTACCCGTGCAGGAAATGCGGTGCCCCTCTCTGATGATTTGATTCTATCCCAGCGTGCCCGCGATGACCTTGCGCTCGATGAAAGTCGCATTGATTCGTCTTCGCTAACATGGCCTGCACTAAAGAAGGTCGGAACTGTGGGACGGTCAGGGGCTGGAGGGGACAGTGTGGGGGCAGGTGGAGAAAAGTGTCTCAGTGATTTGGAAATTCGCCGGATGATGGAGCAGTTACTGCAACGGTCTCAGACGGGCAAGGGTGGCCCGATTCGCGAATCGACTGCTTCGGTGCCTCAGGAACGTATCCACTTACATACCGACGATATGGTTCTACGACCGGAGTTTTCTTGGAGCGTCCCTGGATACAAACCACCCGTTTGCACCACCCTTGGGGAGAAGCCGCTAACAGTTGCCCCCCTCCTTAATAGTAGTACCCTCTTGCTTGGAACGCCCCTCGGCGATGCCCGTAAAACCGAGGTGGGTTCAATTATGCCGAAGTTCACTTATGACCAGTATGTTGAACGGGATGCCAAAAAATGAAACAAAACACAACAGTTCTTTTTCCATTATCACAATGCCATCTATTGAGGCATTTGCCATTAATGATTTGAAACCCATAGGTAATGAATGTGAAATCGCAGACCCTCACAAGCTGGCCGGACTCTTTAATATGTTCGTCACCAAAGCTAAGAAATATCGCAAAGACGGCGTCTATCTCTTCGAACAAGATGGTAACCAATCAGAAATATTCTATGTCTTGCATTTACCCGAGACGTTCTTTAATTGCGCCAGCGGTTACGAGGATGACGATATTCATAATTGGTTCGAAGTCAACTGGAATAAGTCTTTCGTCATTACATCACCGATTTATACAGATGTAATTGAGTCGCCCACGCAACGATATGCCCCTCGATGTACGCCCTCCGGAGGCATCTGTTCCATTAATAATAGTACTAGCATCGAGACAGACCTCCTTCGACTACGTCAACATAACTGTTATACGGTGTGCAGCGGTCTAACGATTGCTATCGCCCTTCATCGGGCTGGTCGTATTCGAGCACGCCTTCTTCGCAACCTCTTGCAACGGCCCCTCACCTACTCTATGTACGAGCCATCGCTCAAACCGTATTACGACAATCATATTCTACCAATGGTCGCGGATGTGCCTTATCATTATTCCCTTCGCGATAGCGATATTTCGGTCATTCGACATATGCAGGCTCTGGTGGTACCTTATGTTTCTATTACCGGTCGCTTCATCTGCGGGGGCGTTATTACTGAGGTGTATACCACGCCGGCGCAAATTATCTTTAAAGCAATGACCTTGGACAAAATGAAACTCTTTATCGAATATTGGCCTGGAACACGCCGTGATAGGCGCGAATCCCCTGACTTTATCGGGCTCGTAAAAGGCCTATGTAATGCGTCCAAAGGGCTATGGCATTGGTGGAAGCGTCCTGACTGTGGCCGACGAACACTCGAACGCCTTATTACTAATAATAGGGGGGGCGACCGGTACCTCTATATGCTCATCCTGATGTATATCACTTATAGCAGCAATCTGCGTATGCGCCATCGATTGGTTGTTATTTGGCGACAACTTCTATCCATTTGTATGCCACTAGTTATCGCCGCTGAATTTGATATCGGTGGCCATGTACCCCACTGTGTTGTGCCGTTGCTGATGGATATTCTTCACCAATGGCCGGACTACTTCGCCAAAATAGCCCCCTCCCTACCTGACGGTGTCGCTGATATCATCGACATTAAACGTCGAATTGAACATCGGCGGAGGGATGGTAAGCTCATTTGCCTTAAACGTGTCCTGTCTCATGAAGTATTCGACATTATGACCGATTTCTATAAAAGGAATAAGACGTTGTTCTAAAATCTACTATATTTATTAGATGGAGTGTGGTGTTGCCCAACCGAGGCACCCACCAATCGCGAAAGTGATTCGGTGGTTGGCACGCGATAGTCAGGTTTTGTACGTGTTTATTGGCGCGCAGCCGAAGGCCGTTGTGGACATTTTGACGAGGTTGGCGAATGCTGGCGCCCAAGGACAAGGCGAAGACGCTGTACTTAAGGAAAATCTGAACGCATCGGCCATGGAACTGGGATTTAAAGAACTTTACGAGAATCGGGTGCAGAAGTTGGTTTTTGTAACCGAAAGCATTTTCCCCGATGATACAGTTGCCGTGGCGCTAGATAAGGTGGTTCGTTATACTAAAAGTGATGCCCTTGGTATTCCGTATGCGTGGAAACGGGCCGCACCATTGCGCTTTACCGTTGCGCCGACCTGGGGCGAATACAATGTGAACCCGTTTGTGGCTGTTGTAGGGGCGGGAGCGGGGGCGACGGTCGCTAGTCCAAAAGTTGTTGTAAATAACAACGACCTGTTATACCAACATACCAAGCGTTATCACCATCAAGAGTTTAATATCGCCTTCGCAGCTGACTTTCCGAAATGGTCGCCCAGCGTCCTTAAACACTACTTCCCCGACAGCGGCAATAAGTCGAAGGCACTAACAGGATTGAGAAACGCTGATAAGATATTGTTCGCACTATGGAAAGTGGTGCCAGCCCCGACCATCAACTGTGCCTATACGAAAATCAGTTTCATGGGCGGCATTGCTCCCCGGCGGGCTGTGAATATTATTACAGAGTTCGAGAAGCTGCATACATCGCCGACGATTCCGCTCTTACAATGCGTGGCCGACCCGAGCCGGATTATGTACAAATTATACAAGAAACACGCCTTGGCACCCGAACTTCTAACGGGTCTAATGCGTTCGGATAAGCTACCGAAGACGCCTGGAATCATCGCTTATAATCGCGACCGGGGGCGACTGTTTATGGATGGCGAAGGACATGTGCATATCTCTTACCGTTATGAGAGTCAGACGTGGGCGTCGATTGAGAAAAATAATGCCGCTTTCAAAGACTTCTTTGGCACTCGTATGAATATCGGTATTGAGTTTGCAACTATTAAAACCGATATTGTATGCAATGCACCCCAGCTACCCGAGCTAGCTGGCGTTTTCAGTAAGATGTTGCCGATTTTTACTGTTACGAAACTGGATGCGAACACGATTGAAATGAACTTCAAACGGGTTTCGCAGTATTCGAAGACAGACGATGCCATCGAGTATATTAAATCGCGATTGGATATTGGTATTCCTGAAGGTCTTGTTTTAGAAGAGTTGGTGGAAGAACTCGGCTTTACGAGAGAACAGGCAATCCAGCATTTGGCCGAGGTAGACCAGCCAGAGGAACTCAAGCGAAAGGTGAAAATCGATATTCATCGTCTCGATACGATTGTCAAAATCGGCGTTTCGGCGATTGGGGTCCGAGTGCAGATAGAGAATATTCCGGATATCCACGATGTGGCGAATGCACTCGGATGGCTCAGTCGGGCAGTGGCTCTATGGCAATCGCAATCCAAGAAGGCTGTTGCGGTACCGCGCCCTGTACCTGTTCCAGTACCTGTTCCAGTACCTGTTCCATCGCCCCCTCGCACTACCCAGGAAGTCCCGGATGAAGGTGAAGAAGAAATTGGCTCTATATCCTCTTCTGGCGGAGCCGTCGATAAGGAACATCAGCGCTATCTCTTAACCCGTATGAAACGGTTAGACCCAGAGCTATTTGCAGAATCGGATTATTCAAGTATGTGTCAAACACTCCGGCAACCCCTGGCGCTAACACGTGCTGAACTAGCAAAGGTAGACCCTAGTGCGTACGATGGTGTAATCGAATATGGTTCAGATGCGGAACATAAACATAACTATATTTGTCCTCACATTTGGTGCACGAAGTCGGAAATCGCAATGACCCCGCAGCAATTGGCGGAAAACAATGGACGCTGTCCCGGGCCTTACAATGAAACACCTTTGATTCTAGACTGGGATAATGAACCGACTAAGCACTACCCCGGTTTTTTAAACAGAAAAGGTAAAACCGGTCGCTGCCTGCCTTGTTGTTTCAAAAAGCCTGATAAGCCTGATAGAACAAAGCAATGTATGGTACATTTGGAGCCTAAGACGGAAGTGAAGCCGCCCTCTCCGAAGATAGAGGCCAAGGGACCCAAAGGCCCAAAGAAAACCAAGAAATCAGCGAAGTCACCTGTCGACGAGGGCTATCTAATCACAAAGCCTGAACAATTGCCTGCAGGCCGTTGGGGAACTATTCCAAAGGCCCTTCATCAGTTTGTGCAACCAACGGTGCCCTATGAGAATTGCAGTAGTGGTAGTTTGAGTACTCAGAAGTGCATTCTTCGCCGTGGTATTGAGCATGGCAAGGATAGTTTTATGAACGCTTTGGCATACATCTTAGGGAAGCCATCGAAGACCGCTGTCATCGCTTTCCTAAAACAGTTTATTACTCCCGAAGTATTCATTCAACTTGAGGGCGGTGGCGTTCTAAATGCTTTCTTGGATTATGACCACCCCCTTTCGCGTGGGGCATTCAACGCCTGGACAAAGAGTTATCCAGAATACTTGGCCTTATTTGGATCTAGCCCTCAACTCAGCGAATGGGAACGGCAACGACATGTCGCTATTGCAACGGCTTATACAAGGTTCTGGGATTATCTAAAGAGTGATGAAGTGAAGAATCCCCATATTCTATACGACGCCCTTGTCCGCGCAGGTGTCCTCTTGGTTATATGGGACCGTAGTGGCGATAGTGCCTATTTACGGTGTCCTGTTTTCACATCGGTCGGAGATATTATAGAATCCTCGAAACGATTTCAGGTGGGTATGCTCCTTTTCGATAAGGGCAGCTACGAACCCCTCGAAATCAAACAGCGTGGCGCCGGTGGCAGCTCTATTTTGCGTTCGGCAGGTATCCAACAGTTGGGACCAGTCCTAAAGCAATGTCCTTCTTATGGTAAGCGTCCGCCGATTCTGGATAAGCTCCGCAGTCTCGGTGCCTGGATGAAGAATCTGGGGCAACCCGCACAATTCGCGATTACTAAAGTGATAGTGGAACCGGACTTCAGAATTAGTGCCCTTGTTACGAAGGCAGGAATATGGCTCGCTCTCCAAGAACCGTTAAGCATTCAGTATCTGTCTGAATTATTGGAAATTATTGGTCGGGCGGCTACAGTGGTTTACCACGAAGATATCATCGGTCAGGCGTTCCCAGATATTATCGTTTCAAGTGCCGACCTAAAACAGTTTGGGACGAAAGTGTCACATATGGGTTTAAAGGTCTTTATTGGGGATATTATTGGGTCGAATATGCCTGAACTGATACATGGTCGTTTTATAGTTGGTGCAACCAATGGTGCCATGCCCCTCATTCTTCTCAAAAGCGATGGCAATGTGGCAGCCAATATTATCAAAGAAGAACATGATACTAAAATGGGCTATCAGACCCGTCGACGGGTGGGGCTCAAAGTACTGGATGCATTGGAAAAGGGTGCGGCTATGCCCAGGGCAGCTGACTTTGCTGGCCGGGATGTTGCAACAGCTTTGCAGAACTTAATGGCATTGGGCACCCTAACTCCAGCGCGTATCCTACGTTGGATGACCGCCGATAACCTTGATTGGTTCACGACTAGAGTCTTTGACCTGAAAAATGAATGGATGTTCTCTCAAGCCGCATTCGAAGCTGGGCTACCCGACTACGTTCTGGTGGCACAAGTGGGGCCGCGACCAGCACGTGGTTTACCTGTAAGTGAAGTTAATCTAGAGGTCGAAGTTATCGGGGAGGGCGTACAGGGGCCACCGGCTCTCATCCCGCCAATGTTACGTGAAGATGCATGCGAAGTGGTGCCCTTGCCCAGCAAGTGGTCAACCACCATACTTAAGGGAAATAAGCAATGGCGCCCGCGCGAGTATAATAAAGGGTCTATT